CCCTCCTCCGGTTTGTATATTTAGCGCATACGGAAATTCAATGTACTCAAACGTGCCGGTGCAAGTTCAAAGTTGGAAAATGGAACTACCGTCAGAGGTTGATTATATTAGTGTTGGCGCCGGCATTAAAGATTACGGTAATAACTTTGTTCCGGTCTCATTAACAATAACAATAGATTTGATAGTAGTATATAGTAGAGCTCAACAATTAGGTTATAGTGTTGATGCGTTCTCTAAAGGCACGCTAGCCGATCAAGGGTACTTATAAAATGGCATCATACGCAAATACAAGTCCATATGCAACAACAAGTCAGTCTAAGGGGTATTTAGATATTGCAACACCAAGACCCATTCCGGTAGCTACTGATGATGTTTATTGGATGGTAACTTCTCAATACAAATATCGTCCTGATTTATTAGCGTTCGATCTTTATCAAGACAGTAAGCTATGGTGGGTATTTGCTGTTAGAAACAAAGATACTATCAAAGATCCTGTATACGACATGATTCCTGGCACAGAGATTTTCTTGCCAAGAGCTACTGCCCTTAAAAAAATATTAGGTATTTAAATTATGGCCGTTGTTGTTAGAAAAACTGTACTAGACACTCCTATCTTCAGTAATCTGCAGACAAGAAGTGCTGGGTCAACGATTAATTACGATGACCAAACTAATTATGGAACAGCTGGTAACGGAAACACAATATATCAAACAGTAAAAGATTATAATATATTACATGACTATCCGTCATACAATTATGTAATTACATTGGCAGTACTTACAGCAGAACAATATAACGATCCTGGATTTTTTTCTACTCCAAATGCACCGTTACAACATATAATTTTAAAATCATCAGGCAAAGGAACAAAAGGAACAGACCTTACTACGTTATTTAAAACTACAGAAAATGCCGAAACTAGCAAATACATAGCACAGAAAGAAAATGAAGCTCGTGAGTCATTATTAAAAGAATTTAATGAAAAAGGTGTTGGCCGCTTTGATCTGTATGTTGACAATGTTGAAGTTATCACAGCATGGACGCCATTATCCGGAGCACAAGTTTCTAGCCACTTTGGACTTGATATTATTGAACCCTACGGTATAACAGGACTAATGGAAACTCTTAGAGTAAATGCATTAGCGGCCGGTCACGACTCTTATCAAACTGCTCCCTTTGTGATTAAAATTGAATTTGTTGGAGCCGACGATGGCTTCAAATACGATAACCAATCAAAAGTTATTCCTAAGTCAACTAGATTTTTTCCTGTTACCTTTTCAGAAGTGTTTCAGAAAGAAGACGAACGGGGCACAGTATACCAATGTAAATTTAATGCAGGACAATCTGCTGGTTATGGTATAGACGGTCGTACGCCAACAAATATTAAAGCCGCAGGAAATACTCTTGGAGATATCTTAGATAATTTTATTGCATCTTTAAATGAGGCAAAGAAAAAAGAAAATAACGATTCGGAAGAAAAAGACTTTACTGAATATAAGATTGAATTTATGCCATTTGAAGATACCGCAAACGGTGTTAAAATTTCTAAGAATATTAGGGACTATGCAATAAATGATTTTTTAAAAAGCAATCAAATATTTGTAATGCCCGAACAAGACGAAAAAAATAAAAAGAATGCACATGCGTTAGTAAAACAGCCCACAAAACAAAAATGGGATCCTAAAAAAGAAACAATACAATTTGCACAAGGTAGTTTAATATCAGAAATTATTCTAGGTGTTATACGAGAAAGCGATTATACTAAAACAGAAATAATTCAAGGTATTGACAAGTGGAAAAAAGACGCCAAAGGTCAAGTTCCGTGGTTTCGTGTAGTAATAACTTCTGAAATTAAAAAAGAAATAGATACAAAAAATCAAAAACCTGTTAACATCTTTACCTATAAAGTTTTTCCATATTGGGTACATTATAGTAGACTGCCGTTGCAAGGTATGGATGCATGGGATCCTTCAGAGCTTCGACAAGATGTTCGTAGAAGTTACAATTATTTGTACACCGGCTCAAATATTGATATTTTAGAATTTAATTTAACTCATAGATTATTATTTTTTCAACAAAAGCCATATGCACTTGGTGAGGTCGACAGAACAACTGCTCCGCTGGCCGCCGCGCCTGACAATGCCGTAGAACAAAAGCAATCATCAACTGAGATTGACGCTACTAATCGAGAAACAGGATCTGTACCTATACAACAACGAGCCACAGCTATTGTTAAGCCTCAAGACGGTGTTTCGGGAAAAGTACAACAAGCAACTCCGTATCAACAATTAGCATTGGCAATACAAAATACCTTATTAGATAATAACGAACAGCAAGATATGGAGGTCAAAATTATAGGTGACCCGTTTTACTTAGTGACTTCGTTTATTGGAAATCAAAGTTATACCACCGGTGCAGATACTGCAACAGGTCTAGCAAGCAACGGTGAATCTTTAATGACTACCGGCGAAGCATATATAAACATAAATTTTTTAAATGCAAAAGATTATCGTGAAGACGGATACATGGACTTTGGTTCTGCTCTAATGCCTTTTAGTGGAGTGTTTATGGTAAGGAGCGTTCGTAATAGTTTTAAAGACGGACAATTTACACAGCGATTAACTCTTACTCGACTAGCAGGCCAAGTAATTGCTAAAGGTGTACAAAAAGTTAGTGCTGTTATAACTAATCCTAAGCCCGGATCTCAGTCAACTAAAGATACTGCGCCAGTTTCTGTTGCAAAATCAGGAATAAGACAGCAAGTTGCTAACCTAGAAGGTATGTTATCTAAGCCTGTTAGTTTTGTACCTAAGTTGTTTGACGGACTTACCGGTCTAGCTACAAAAGCACAAAATGGAATCAATGGGGCATTGTCCTATATTAATAACGGCGTAGCATCGTCATTGAAGCGAATGGATGCCGCAATTGAAGAAGCCAGTGCACCAGTAAGGTATGGCCTTGCTATTGCAGGTGAAGTAACAAAAGTAGTTGCAACAGTAGGCGGAGTAGTAGCAGTTGCAGACGCATTGTTTAGCGGTCAGCAAGGATATGCAGGCGCAGACAAAGTAGGCAATAACGTTAGCGGATACAATCCTTACTCTAATGGAATAAGATTAACAACAACTACGATTCCTGCACCTAGTTCAACTGCACAAATACAAGCCGGAGTGGCGGCACAGGAAAAAATTATATCTACGTTTATACAAGATAATTCAAACTTAACAGTACTAAATCAAAATTACGATAATGCAACGTATGCCGATGGTAAAAATTATTCTACAAATCCATCTGATCCCAATAATTTAAACAATATAGGTCAGAAAGTATTTTCTGCTACACAAGGATCGTCTACTGACTTGTCTGCTCTTGCCGCACAGTTAGGCCTTAATCCTGCAGAAGTTACTGGACTATCGCCGGGACAACAAAGTGATTTATTATCAAAACTAAATGCACTATTAAGTAAGGTTCCGTCAAACACCAGCATTCAAGGATTACAATCGTTGGGTGTTTCAATTGCTAATTTTAATTCAGCATCGTTTGCTAAACTACCTGCTTTACAAGCACTGACTACTGCTCCAGGTGCAAGAGTTAATGCGTTTGACTTACAAAAAATTGTAGCATCGGGAGGCAACATTGCCAACTTACCTGGCGCGGCCGGCGTTGCTTCTGTAGCGGCCCTGCTGGCATTACTTGGATCTAAACCAAATAATGGAATTTCGAATAATCTTAATTCTCAATCAATAATAGATAAATTAACAGCCACTGCCGACCTTGCTAACCGTGCGGCCGCTGAAGGTTCTAATCTAAGTTATGCAGAATTAGGACTTGGATCAGTTGAATCAAATTTTGCAAATGGTAAAAGGGTCAGAGACGGGTATGGCGGCTATTATGTTGAAACAACCACAGCAAATGCTTTATACGGAACACAGCGACAATTAAGCCCACTAGACAAATTAATGCTATCTAAGTCAACATAACATGGAAGATACCACAGAACTAATACTACCGTTTGGTCCAGGCCCGTATCTTGCAAGGGTTGTGAACCATTCTGACTCGTCGCTGATGGGGTCTCTTGAAGTATTACTATATACAGGTACAACGGGTAGCGGATCAGTGCAGGGGCAGACTGTAACAGTTCATTATTGTCCTCCTTTTGCTGGACAAACAAGTGCTGAATTTGAAGGAAACAATTCCGCAAACTTCCAAGATGCACAAAAATCATATGGCATGTGGATGGTACCGCCTGATGTTGGAACAACGGTATTGGTCATATTTGTAGGTGGTGACATTAATGCCGGTTATTGGTTAGGAGTAGTTCCGGATAAGTTTCAAAACCACATGGTGCCGGGCCTTGCTTCTACACGATATACTGCACTTACTGACGAACAAAAAAGAAAATACGGAACAGACAACTTACCTACTGCTGAATTTGTAAAATCTTCTAGAAAAATTGATATTGGAAATGTAGACAAATTTACAAAACCAGTACATCCGTTTGCTGATAGATTATTGGCACAGGGATTATTGCTAGACGATATTCGAGGAATTACTTCTAGTTCGGCTAGAAGAGAGTATCCCTCTGCGGTATTCGGAATCTCGACACCCGGTCCTGTTGATAAATCAACAGACGCTAAACAAGGTGCAATTGGTTTTAAAGAAAAAGTTCGAGTGTATGTTAGTCGTCTAGGCGGTCATCAACTAGTAATGGATGATGGTGATAAGGACGGTCTCAATGAATTATTTAGAATTCGTACTAGAACAGGCCATCAAATACTTTTACATAATAGCAGTGATTTAATTTATATTGCTAATGCCGCAGGAACAGCTTGGATAGAATTAACTAGCCAAGGAAAAATAGACATGTATGCCGCAGACTCTGTAAGCATACATAGTGAAGGCGATTTTAATTTAAGAGCAGACCGTGACTTTAACATAGAAGCTGGCCGAAATTTAAATTTAGTATCATCTTCTAAAATTCAAGTTGAATCAGGCGGTGACATGAACGTTATAAGTGCTAGAGACACTAACGTACAAGCAGGTAACGATTTTAATTTAAAGGCTAGCGGTGATTCTAATTTAGGTAGTACCGGTGAATTTAATATCATTGGAACAGCATCATTAAAAATGGGCAGTCCTGCTAACGTGCATTTAATTTCAAGTGGAGTTATGTATCAAGGATCTGCAGGCAACTTTAATGTAACAGCCGGCGGAAATTATTACGAATCTGCGGCAGAAATTCATATGAACGGTCCAACAGCGGACGCAGGCACATCACCTACTGGACCTAACGTAACAGCATCTGAGCTTCCTAGGTTTAATCTTCCAAATAGAATTCCGGGTGCTTGGTCAGACGGCGAGCATTATAGTGCGGCTGATATTGTATCTATTATGAACCGCGTACCAACACACGAACCGTGGGCTCATCACGAAAGTATTAATCCAACAATGTTTAGTTCAGACAATACTGACAGCGACTCCACAACAGGTAAATCTGTAGGCACTAAAGCATCGGTAACATATACTAAAGCACCTGCTACTAGTCCTCCTGTTAAAACAGGAAATCAAGCAGAAGATAATATTGCGGCATTCTTATGGACAATTCGCAGAGCAGAAGGTACAGCGTCAGCAGACGGATACCGCACAATGTATACTGGTAGATTATTTGAGATTGATAATCCTCAGCTACCAACATATCAATATAAAGACCATCCAAGAACAGTTATCAAAGCAACGTCAAATGGCAAACCGCTAAACTCAAGCGCCGCAGGTGCATACCAGTTTATGCCGCCAACATGGGATCAATGTAAAAAAGCTCTTGGCCTACCTGATTTTAGTCCAGCTAGTCAAGATAAGGCTGGAATATATCTAATTCAATCGTGTAACGCACTTAATGATGTCCGAGCTGGCGAGTTTACAAAGGCCGCTAATAAGGTTAGACGTATATGGGCTAGCTTCCCCGGAGCTAACTATAACCAACCAGAAAAAACAATAGCAGTTCTTCGCCAATACTTTACAGAAGGTGGCGGAACTTTTGTTGCATAATACTACAATAAATACATCATGGCATATAAAAACATAATCATTCAGCCCGCTAACTATAGCGAACAGCAAAAGAAACAAAACTCTCAGTTTTATAGAGGGTTTTCAAGCCAGGATCCTACAACATCAAACGTTACTTTATACGACTTTGATCTAGTTAAACAGGATATCTTAAATCATTTTAACACACGCCAAGGCGAACGATTGATGAATCCAGGGTTTGGATCAATTATATGGGATGCACTATTTGAGCCATTTACTTTAGAAATTAAAAACTCTATTGAAAGTGACGTAACTCGTATACTGTCGTCTGATCCAAGAGTTGTAATAGAATCCGTTGAACTAAGCGAAGCAGAGTACGGCCTAATTCTTGAAGCAACCTTAAAATTTGTACCAACAAGCCAGGTAGATAATATGAAGTTAACCTTCAATAGAAACCTTGGTTTGACAGTACAATAATATAGGTACTTTACTTTCCTAATAAATATGTTATCCGGATGGCTTAACATATTATGATACCAGCAACTAATAAAAAACTACTTGTAACAGAAGATTGGACTAAAATTTACCAGTCTTTTCAAAACGCTGATTTCAAATCTTACGACTTTGATACTCTGCGCCGTGCATCATTTAAATACCTCCAAGAAAGTTACCCGGAGCAATTTAACGACTATATTGACTCTAGTGAGTATGTTGCACTTATCGACCTTATTGCCTTTTTAGGGCAAAATTTAAGTTTCCGTATTGATTTAAATGCTCGTGAAAACTTCTTAGAAACAGCACAGCGAAAAGATAGCATACTACGTTTAGCACAACTAATCAGCTATAACCCTAAACGTAATACTCCGGCAAGCGGACTGTTAAAAATGACAGCCGTACAAACAACTGATAACATTATTGACAATAATAATGTTAATATTGCAAATCAAATTATTGGTTGGAATGATCCTTCAAATTCTAATTGGTATCAACAATTTATTCTTGCATTAAATTCTGCAATGCCCGGTGGCCAAGCGTTTGGGTCACCAACAGCATCTAGCACAATCAATGGCATATTAACAGATCAATATAGAATAAACAGCTCTATAACAGGGGTGCCTGCTTTTAACTTCTTTAAACCAATTAACGGTATTAGCATGAACTTTGAAGTAGTAAGTTCAACGTTTGATAATGCTACAACTATATACGAAGAAACTCCGTTACCCGGCCGCCAAATGGCTTTTATGTGGCGCAATGACAATCAAGGCGCAGGATCTAGCAATACTGGATTCTTTATGATGTTTAAACAGGGCACATTGGGAAATTCAACATTTACGATTGATACACCTGTGCCTAATGAAATTGTTGGTATCAACGTTAAAGAAATAAACAACACAGACGTATGGTTATGGCAAGGCGGATCAACAAGCGATTATCAAACAGAATGGTCCAAGGTTGGAGCAGTAACTGGTAATAATGTAATTTATAATAGTTTACAATTAGGTCAACGATCTGTTTATTCTGTTGCATCTAGATTAGATGACCAGATTGATTTAAATTTTGCAGACGGTAACTTTGGAGACCTACCAAAAGGTAAGTTTACAATATTCTATAGACAAAGTAACGGATTACAATACTCTATTGCTCCTGAATCAATGAACAGTATAAATGTTGTGATTCCTTATGTCAATAAGGCAGGTGAGAATCATACCTTAACATTAACTCTAAGCCTACAATATTCTGTATATAATAGTGCTCCTTCGGAATCAATTGCTTCTATCAAGCAAAAAGCACCTCAAAACTATTACATTCAAAATAGAATGATCACAGGTGAAGACTATAACATTGCGCCAGTAACTGTTGCATCAGATATTTTAAAAGTAAAAAGCATCAACAGACAAAGTTCAGGAG